TGCTGACCAAAATCTTCTTCGGCACCCTTGTCCTTGATGTGGATTTCCCCATCTTGGGCTTGGTAATATTCGGGTAAATCAAATGTGTCGTCCTCGTCAACCTTAGATGTATCTTTTGGCTTTTGGTCGCAGCTAATGTCTTGAATTAAAGCAATACCATAAGCGTCGGCGAGGTCATTATCGGACCCAATCTCCACCTCATCGTAATTCTGCAATTCATCAATTAAATTCGGACCATCGGAAACCGAGCTATTAAACCAAATGTCTTTTGAGTAGTCCTCGATATGGGCTTGCATTACGCCAACCATTAATGGCTTACTGTGCTTATTAATAGAAAACCAATATTTTGATGATTGCTGTGCGTCGGCTGACTCTAAAGAAATGGGTCTTAATGCCAAATATTTCTCAGCGCCCCACGTCATAAAGAACTCCAAAATACCATCACTTCGTATATCTCCCAATACATTACCAATCAAGTCATAATAAACAGCTAATTTCAAGCACATTTCATAATACTGTTCCTTTCTTGGTGGGCGGGTTCTAATTACTGCTACGGGTGCCTTTTTGAGCGCATCAGCCATGGTGTTTTGGCGAATCATTACACACATAGCCCCTAATGATTTAGATGTACGAGAGGTGTCAATGTTGTAACTATCAATGCCAGCTATATATAAGTTCTTGAACTTCTTTCTTGGGTGTTCGCTGTCCAAAATGTAAACTACAAAATCATTTGATTCCGTCGGTGTGGCAGGTTGGGCTTTTACCTTCCATGGCAATTTAATCATGCCTTCCTCTGTTCTTTCCCATTCTAAAATATACCTTGAGTATTTCTTGTGGGTAAGGGAATCAATGGCGTGTTGCTGGGCATTTAATTTGTCAATGTTAAAATTGTTGGTGATTGTCTTGCGGAACATGTCCTTTTTATCCAAGGGATTGTTCTGTAAGTCCTCGTTGTATTCTTTGATGTTTCCTTCACGAAGTAATTTTTCTCGGCGGACAAGAATGTCTTTTTCAGCTAAAGCGCTATCTTCAACGCCGATTAATTGATAAGCCTTGTAGTCTTTGTATAATTCGGATTCCAATGGCAACTGCCTGTTCTTTTCGGTAGCCCCTCCGTAATAGTAAAATCTTTTAGCGGTAATCATGAACTCGATGAAATTGTGGGCGGCCGCTTCCTCTGAAATACGCTTAAAATCCTTGCTTCCTTTGTTAACATTACCGGCAGTTCCAAAACCAAAAAAACAACCAACCTGCTTATTACCACTCATTAAACAATCTTTTGATGCCGAAAAGAACTCAAACCATTTCTCATGCTCACCTATCTCTTCAGATACAATGTCCATTAAATAAAGCCCTTTAAACATATTTGGGTTTGTGTGCATGGTGCGGGCATAAATAGTATTTAATGAGCCTTTATCTACAAAGGCACCGTATTCGTTTTTAATTGAAAACCCAGCAATAATTTCTTTGTCGTTATCGGTAAGCTTTTTAATACTTAATTCAGGGGGCAAAGAAGCGTCGGCAAATCTCCATTTAGCTAAAAAATCATCTACATACACTTGTTTCCCTGCGGCTACGCCTCCTTTATAAGCATCAGAAAATCTCCATCCATAATCAATTACCATTGTGTGAAACGCCTCAGAAACGCCTTTGCGTCTTGCTTTTGGTCCTAAAAAATTTACTCCGTTTTTCTTACAATGCTCAATATGCAAGGCTAACTCAAAGTGTAAATCCACCATGTCGGGAGTAATTACCCCTCGAATAGTGGACATGTATTTGTAATTCATGTAGTAGTAAAATCTGCCCGGAATATACCTTCCATCAATAGTTAAGCCGTTAAGAATTTTATCCATCTCCTCCAACCAAAACTGCTCATGCGCGTGTGTGCCCAATACTTTTTTACTCAATCGGCTATCCGCTTCTTTTGGGATGCCTTGGATGGCAACCTTAGCAAGCTTGTTCATAAAGCCTTTTGACTTTATGTATGGTGGTTTTTCTATGAAGGAATCAAACATTTTCTTTCTTTAGAGATAAATAATATTTTCGGTTTGATTGTAATTCTTCAAGCCAGCTTAAATCTTGGTCACCTTTAACTTGTCCTTTGTTAATCATGGACTCAGTAATTTCGTTTTCCAAGCCTTTAATTGTCCGGCGCAAGTCCTCGATTGTTTTAAGTTTGTCGGCGATGGATTTAGCGTTTTCCTCGTATTCAATCAAATCAAGCAAGGAATCAATCTTCTTTTGTAACCGATCCGCAAACTCAATCTTTCGGTCGTATTGCAAAGATTTGTACGCCTCGATGCCAAGCTTGATGCTTGTCTTGTTTAAGAACTCCGTATCATATTTATCGTAAGCGTGAAACATTGCTTTACGAACTCTCTCGTGCTCAGGGAATTGGCGATATACGGAATGATAATCGTATGCCAATGAAATAAATAACACGTCTTTTTCGTCCAATGCTGATAACTCGGGGCATAACTTGTAACACTCGGGCCTCAAAAGGAGATTTTGTTTTTCATCTATAAAAAAAAGATAACTCATTGATTGTTAGTATTTTACCACGCCGATAGTTCTGACGTATTTGTTAAAGTTAATATTTTTTCTTTGTATGTTTCTAAAAAAATGATAACGTCATTTTTCAGGTACGGCACGGCGATTAATTTATGATTCACCGGACCATTCCCCTCCTTAACCGTCCTTGGGTCAATCCAATGGATGAATTGGCGAATACATTTTCTTCCCGTTAGGCTTTCAAATAAATAGCTATAAAAGCTCAACTGAAAAGCTATTTTCGTGTACTTTGTATTCGCAAAATGGTCGAAGGGGGAATTTAAGAATCTTGTTCCGCTTGGCACATGACTTATTTCTTTTTCAAAGCATTTGAAATCAGACATGACAAAGGCCGCATCTTTGCGATTGCTGATTAAACTCAGTCGGTCACAAGTGCCGGCCACTCTATACTGCTCAGAATAAAGAACTTGTTGCCCGTAAGATTTATGATAATCGTCATATGCCCTCAAAATCTCCTTCACCCCATCGGCGATGTCAGCATCCTCGGGCTTGAAAAAACCCGTCTTGGAATAATAATCAATCGCCTCGTCTATACGGGTCCCCTCATTTCTTTGCCCCTCCCATCTTGCGATTACATCAGCCTTGCTTATTCCCTCGCTTTTAGCCGTTCCTAGCGCTGCCATTTCAGCATCGAAGGGTTTGGTCATAAAATTATCGAAAAGCTTAGAAAAGCCAATATATTCGTTATTGGCGCTATCAAAATAGCGGTGGTCTTGGTTTAGTTTTACTTTTTGTTCGTACATTTATTTTGCCGGTAATATAATTGTTTCTGCTTCCATACTTAATTCAATCGAATCGCTTTCCTCGGCCGCCTCTCCAAAGCTAATGTCTTCTTCCATCAATACTGTGGCTCCAAAGTTCTTCTCAAGGATTTCTTGACACAAGACTTTCTTTTCTTCGTCGGGCAAAGAATTGAAAGAATCTAAATCAAATTCCTTTTCTTTTCCTGCCCCAATCCAGCGGAATACAATCTCGTTATCATCCACTTTTACGTCGCCGGCCAAATAAAGTTTCGTTTCTTCGATAATTGTTTTTAAAATACTTATTACCGCATCAAAATGCTCATAAATATCTTCTTCTTGCACCTTCGGTGTAGCCAAAGAAACCGATTTATCGCCGAAACTTCCCAACGTGCCCTTAATCACAAAATACTCGGGATCTAAATCAACGCCCGTAATCTCACATTGCTCCACAAGCACATCAATATCGTGCTTAGTCATTCCATCACGGATTAGCGAATAAGCGTAAAGCAAATGATAACGCAAGTCCTTAAAAGGAATCTCCAATCCCAAATGAATTGGGTGCCTTCTTTTTTTCTTAATGTCAGATACTAATAATTTACTGCCCTGTTTGTCGGGTTCGTTGTAGATTATTTGTAATCCCTTTAGTCCCCCATCGGTGAGGGTGATGTTCTTTATGTTCATATTTGTTTTTTTTATTTGCTATTGATAATTTAATTATTTTTAAAGCCTCCTCTACGGTTGCTACACCTTCTTCGGCGAGCATATCCGATTCGTCGTACATTGAAATTGATTTATTCGTTACGCTCTGCTTATCCATTTAAAACCATTTTGTGTGCCCTCTTCTTCGCCGGGCACTTCAACTCTATACTCATGATGCCCAACTACCTCTTGGGCCTTTAAGAAAAACTCAATATTTTCCTCCACTAATTTAATCTCAATTTTCGCATTATGCAAATTATTCTTCACAATCCCACCAATCATGTCGCTTCCTTGCTTCACGCCCAACCGATTAATTACCCTCTCCAATTTAACCACTTTCCTTTTAAGTAAATGAACTTGCTTTCTGTTCTCGCCGATAATGCCCTCTATTACCTCCAAAAAACAGCCGATAAAATCCGTGCCGTCCACATCCTCTTCCCTATCAATCATTTTCATAAATACATCCTGAACTAAGCTATTAAACTTAACATCAAAACCCACTTCTTTTTCCTCTCCTGTTTCGTCGTATCTTTTTCTTTTACCCTCATTACCCAAAACAGAATAAGCATGGCTTAATGCTTGCATCCTATCTTTATCGCCACCCTCTTTGTCGGGGTGATTTTCTTTTGCTTTATCCCTGTAGGCTTGTTTAATTTCTTCCCGCGTTGCATTCTCGTTTACACCGAGTGTGTCGTATAGGTTATTGGTCATGGTTGGTTAGGTTGCTTTATTTTCATTATTAATTCTTATCCTTAAAAAATCATCCGTCTTGGCCATTAAATCAATCAATTCTCCCGTGTAGTCGGCGCCCGATTTGGCGATTAATAAAATCCTATCCTCAATCTTACCCAATTCCTCCGTCTTCCTTTTTAACAACTCCCTTCCGTAATCCCTCGCTTCCCTTTCCTCCACATCAAATCGCATCCGACTATAAGCCCTACCCTGCTCCCTTCTACACTCCAAACACCAACTTCCACCACCATACCTCTCCCCATTAAAACAATGGCTGCATTTTTCACTTGTTCTTATCCTTCCCATTCATCATTATTTTGATCCGCCGGCGAGAATCGAACTCACTTCACTACCCCTAGTCGGCGGATATTCCCTAAATTCCTTTTTCTAATCTCTCTAACGTGGCAGCGTACCCCGCAATATCCACCAAGTTGTCCCTTTTATGCACGTTAATTTCCCTCGCCACTTTCATCGCAACCATGCACAATCCCACATCGTGAGCGCTCACTTCTTTCTTTAAAATCACACTCCACATCCTTGCAATATTATCAAAATTTTCACTCGGATTCCCATAACTCTTATTCTTTTCCCCATTCACCAAAAAATCCGCCTCCTGACACACCGACATCTCGCCATTCACTTGCTTAGGGTCAGAGTAAGTTTTACCGTCCACCTTCTCATTATTCACCCACACCGGTAACACCTTACCCTTTTTCGCTTTACCCATCAAATCAATCGCCCTAAAAACATCATTCACTACCGACTTAGTACTCACTTTTTTACCCTTTGAATTAACCCTCTTGCTCGGGGCCTTCTTCATTACTTTTTTTGTTTTCGCCGTTGTTCTCATTTTTATTTTTGTTTATTGGTTTTAAATTACCCATTATTACCCTCAAATCTTCATCCTCCACTCTCAACCCCCTCAAAAGCATATCAACCCTCGCCGACCCAAAATCTTTCCTCAAATCGTTCATCAAGCGGTCATAACCCCTACTCCAATTTCTCTGATGCTCGTATTCATTATCACTACCCATATCATTCAAATATACCACTTATACCCTACCCATTCAAAAAAGGTTGCGCAGATTCTTAAAAATTTTTTATTTTTTTTAGGGTGTTGAATTAAAGTACAACGGTTAGAAATTTTTTGTGTGGGCGGGGGGATAGGTAAAAATTATTATTTTTTTTATTGAGTGGAAGTATTTTGCAACAGTTTTAAATTTTTGATATGGGCGGGGGGCTAATATCATACCCCTAAATTCAAAAATAAAAAACCAAAACCCCATAGGGGGCTATCTTTTTTATCTTGCCTTGCTCTCAAATGTTAAAAGAATTCTTTTTAAACTATTTCAATCTTGTATCAATTCGCTTCCTTATTCAAATCGTTTCAAAATTGAAATACCTTTAAAGGGATCATTAACCTAGTACCTCATCCCCTAAAAAGAGATATTAAATACACTGTTTTGTGCCCTTGCTTGGGTGCTGTTTTGGATGTTTTGTAAGTGCTTGGTAGTCAAATAGATAATTTTAGGCTTTTTACATGGTTTTGAGGGGTAAAAATGCGATTGCGTCACCGCTGAGTATCGCGGTTTTGCTCGT